ACTTCCTGTAGAACTTTCTGATGGACAACTTATAGAACTTAGTCAGGCTCTGGAAGATTACTGTCAGATTGGAGGAATAATTACTTTTGTGGAAAGTTTCTAGCCTGATAAGTTGTGGGACTCTTTGCACGGTTTTAACCCCTGGGGGGTGTCATGAGCGAAGCGAATGACGGGGGGAAAACGTACTCCCCAACTCCCTAGAGAGAGCCAGAGAGGGAGTGAGAAGTTCTCCCAGAAAAGAAGAATTCCAAAAAATTACAAAGTTTGAGTCAAGAAGTTGTAGGAAGTTATTGGGGATGATAGTGGAGGGGGGTGAGAATGGGGTCTTGCCCTCCTCCACATCCTAGAGTCAACCTCTCAGACATGATTCTTTAAAATAACTTTGGGTTACGGTAACTTTCTGTGACAAGTAACTTTCCGTAGTTCCTAACTTTCTGTTACTTCCTCTTATTTCTGGATATATCCTACTTTGTCCGGAATGTCCGTTTTGTACCTTCTTACTTTCTGTCACCACTAACAGAAAGTTATCATTGACAAGTTCTGAAACTTCCTGGGAGACTTGTTCTAGCTCTCTCCCTCCCTGGGGGCTGGACTGAAGGAGGAAGTTTGAAGAAGAAGCAAGTTAAAGACTTGGAAGAAGGAGAGTTCTTCCGGTGGTCAGAAGATTCTGTGACTGACTGCCAAGTAGTTTCTAGAAAGAGAAAGGGAGCTTCCCACACTCTCACTTATAAGCAGTACGGAGAAGAGTACCGGGAAGACTTCATGGGCCGGTTGGTGGTCTGGGTTTATGGCTAGAAGACAATCCCGGCAAGCCTCCACTCTCACCAGGGGACAATCCTTTGCCTTCTCCGGTAGAGAGGATGCCAAGGAATATGAAGTCCTCTCCAATGATGGGGTGACTATCAAGTACAAGGATCCTCAGTCCGGAGGAGAAGACACCTTCTCCGTCTCAGGCTCCATAGTTTGGATCTACACCTAGGAACGAAGAGAGGCCCGGCCTACTGGCCGGGCCTTCTCTCTTTCTCTTACTTCTTCAGAAGCTCTGCGGCGCTTCCCAGGGAGTCCGTGAGCTTCTGGTCTGAGGACTTCATGAGGGCTTCCAGGAGTAGCAGTAGGTCTGCCTTCCGAAGCTTCCCCATCTTCTGAAGAACTTCTTCCTGAGTCACTTGTCCTCCTTAGAATTCTCTCCCGTCCCTGCACTTCTAAGTATGGAGGAGTTCGGAACATAAGGCAAGAAGTTCTGAGAAGTTTCTCAAGAAAGTTTTGAGGGGAAATATCCGTCACCAGGAGAAATATCGGGATATATGGGGACATGTACCAAGATGTCCGTTTTGCCCCTCATAGACACCTTCGGTGTCTTCGGGAACTTTGTTCCCCATGATCCTGGATCTTCCCTGGCTACCTGATGGATCCGGGCCAAGCATAGAACATAAGTCCAAACTTATATAAGGCGGGGGGGTACCTACTTCCTGGGGGTCTAAGGCTCCTAACCGAGGGGCTGTAGCAAATCCTGAGGGCCTAACAGAGGGCTCCTGGATAGAACACACCTAGGAGCCTGTTGATGTTGTCTACGTGGCTCTCAGGGCCGGCAAGGCTTTCCTAATGATTCAGGACAAATGAAGAAGGCCCCCGTAGGGGCCTTCTAGGTGGTTCAGGTTTAGATCCACACTTCTTTGTCAGAGTCATTCTGGCCTGTGGAGCCATCAGACTTCCTCCACAGGACGATGACCCTTCCCCGGTACTCTCCTATATCTGTGACCTGGTAGACCTTCTTGCCACTTTGGTACATGGCGAACCAGCCACCTTGTCCTACGAAGCCAAGGTCAATCTTTTGTTGTGCCCCTGTTCCCCCGGCCATCAGACGAACACTCCAACCAGATCAGACCAGAGGGCCACGAAGAAGTTCCAGACCGACCCCAGGACGAAGGAAAGGAAGTTCCAGGTGAGAGACAGTCCGTTCAGAAGATCAGTCCGGAAGTAGTACCCGGCCACAACCTCCGCCACCAGGAACAGGGCAAGGAAGATGGTGGGGTTCAGCGCCACAACCCAGGAAGCGAAAGTTCTCATGTTTCAAATATGGGGGTTGGCTAGGGGGAAGTCAAGAAGTTCTTGAAGATTCTTTAGCCACAGGGACAAATAGCTTTTGCTTCGCAAATACTTTATTTCCGGACATATCCTGATTTAGGTGACTTTGGGGTATATATGCACCTTTGGTGCAGAAGCGGCCTTTGGCCGCTATGTCCGATTTGTCCCCCTGGCGACACAAGGAAGGGAGGCTCCGAAGAGCCTCCCTGTTCCTTACTTGGAGCAAACCTTCCGGGTCAGTTCCACGAACTCCGGCAGGATCCGGATTACCTTCTCGTTGTGGAAACCGAACTCCATGACTTCCCCATCCGACATGTAGAACTTCCAGCCGCATCGGTGGTAGGGGTTTGCGAAACCAATCCGCGTAACCTCCGCCACACCCAGCTTGGTGACAAGCTCCATGCCCTCCACGACGTCACGAACGTCGGTGCGAGCAATCATGTCCATGGTGATGGTCTCAGACATGTTGGTGTCTCCTCTGTTGAGTTCTGTAAGTGCTTGTCTTGCCATCTCTAAATATCCTCTTCGACAAGCCCTGAGTCAAGAACTTTCTGAGGAACTTCCATGATTCTTTTGTTAGGGGGAAATATACCCCGTCAGGAGATATATCCGGACATGTCGGCCTTTGGCCGAGAAGCGAGCTTTGCTCGCTATGTGGTGAAATGTCCGTTTTGGGGCAAAAGAGAGGGCCACCCTTTCGGGTGGCCCTGGTCTCTCTAGGTTCAGATCTTCTTGTTAACCCACTGGAAGAAGCGGATCTTGCCATCGGTGGTGAGTCGGGGCTGTCCCGCCCACATCTCGGCAAGGCCACGCTTGTTGAGGTTCACCAGCCACCGGCGGTCAACCGTCTGACCAGTGCCAGTGTGGGTGTAGACCTTGGTACCGTCCGCCAGGATCTCCACCGTGATCGCGTCCTTCTGAATGAGGATGAGCACGGCCACCCAAATCTGAGTGACGTTGCGAGCAACCAGCGCGTTGGCCTCTTCGATGATCTGAGTGGTGGTCATTTCGGCTCCTCCTTTAGGTCGTTCTCTGACACTTCTAAATATCCTCTTCTGACCACCAGGAGTCAAGAACTTTCTTAAAGAATCTTGTAGCCCTCCTGCCTTGTCCTGAAATATCCGGATATGTCCGTACTGTCCGAATTTGGCTGAGAGGCCCTGTAAGCCTCTGGGCAGGCTCCTGGGGTGATAGGGCTCCAGAGACAGCTAAGGGCCTGAGATTGGCTCTCAGGCCCTTCTAGGGGTATTTAGAAGAGAGTGGGTATCTCCACTCTCGGCCCGTACGGCAGGACACCCGTACCAGCCCGGTAGACGAACGTGAAGAAGATCAGGGGGTTTCCGTCCCTGGTCTCTCCGATGCTGTCCACGATGGCCCAACCCCAAATGGTCAGGATCTTGTCACCCTCCTGAATAGAAGCAGCAGGGATCATGAAGCAAACCGGGGGAGAGTCCATGGTGATGAGCATTTGAAATCCTCCTTGACCTGGTCTTCTACTGCCTTAAGCCCCAGGGTTTCCCCTGGGGCATTGGGCCGTTCCCTTTACAGGGGGCGGATGGTGTAGCGCTTGCTACCGTCCCGCTGGCCCTCCGTCATGTAGCCCTTGCCCTTGGCCTCTTCGATGTGGTCGGCCACCACACCGAAAGTCAGCTTGTGGGCGTACTCGGTTGTACCCGAGTAGAAAATGCTGTCGATGTCCCAACCCCACACTTCCGAGTAAACCTCAACGATAAGAACAAGCTTGTCGGAAGTGGTGGTGTTGGTCATGGCCCCTCCTAGGGGTTTGGCTCCCTGGGTGGGAGCGACAACTATTAATTTCCTCTTCGTACCAGGAGAAGTCAAGAAGTTCTTTCAAGATTCTTTATGTCCTGGACATGTCCTGACTTAGTGGTGCAAATCGGACACTCCGGACACTCCCAGCCTGTCAATACCTTGAGGCCAACTATTTTCCTTGCAAAGAGCAAACAAGATCGTGAGAGGCCCTATAGGAAGTATGGGTTTGAAGAGTCGTGCCTCTACGGCCCTCCTAGGGGCCTTTAAAGCAAATGTATAAGATCTTGTGGATTGTATATTCGGGAGCAACTGGGCAAATCGGACATAGGTGACTTTGGAGGACATGAGGTACAGTCCTGGACAAGTTGAGAGAGTCTGGGACGACTTGGGAGGGTCTAGGGCAAAATGGACACATGGGACAAAGCGGACCAAAAGGATTTAGAAGACGATTGGTACGAAGGGGAGATCTTTCCCAATTCGGACATTAGGGACGAAGAGGAGTAGACGGACATGTGGAACATATGGGACAAGCTACGCAATTGGGTTCATCCGGACAGTTCAGACGAAGTGGACAACTGGAACTATCCAGGCATTTGGCATAAAGGTACCGAATGGGATGAAGCGTATGTTTCGGACTATAGGGACAAATCGGACATTCCCGACTATGAGCCCTATCCAGACCTATGGGTGAATCCGGACATCTAGCCCAGATCCGGATATTTCCCCTGACAGGGTATAAATCCCCAATGTCCGTTTTGTCCAGATAAAGTTTTTCTTGACTCTGGTTCGGCTGGGCTCCATAATTAAAACATGACGAAGATTGAGAACGGCACGAAGGTTCAGTTCTTTAGCCACCGGAACCACACCACCTATGTGGTGCGGGGTCGTGTGGTCCGCGCTCAGTGGTTCATCTGCGATGGGGAAAGGATCCTCCGCTATCGAGTGCAGGCCATGCGGTTTCGTCAGGTCTTCCGATTCGGGACCGAGACAGAGGCATGGTCCACCCGCGTGAGCAACTACCGGGAAGACTTGATTCTGAAGCCGGAGGACATGACGCTGATCTAAGTCAGGGCAAAGAGAAAGCCGGGGCAAATGCCCCGGCTTCTCCTACTTGCCTAGTAGATCCATACCTCCGTAGCTGTCTTGTACAGACGCTCCGTGATGTTGCCCTGGGGGTCTTCCACCTTCAGGAAGCGAGAGTTCCCCTGGAAGAGTCCAGCCTCCTTGCAGAGCCAATCGGCGCCATCCTTTGACCAGGCAAAAGACTGGTTGTTGGAAAGCCACCGGACGGAGCTTTTAGTTTTTGGAATACTCTTAGCCACAGTTCCTCCTTTTAGGGTCCACGACAAGTCTCCCAAGAAACTTCTTCTTCGTCAACGATAACTTTTAGTTACTTAGGACGAAGGTCCCGAATCGGACATTTCAGGACAAGCTAGGACATATCCCGATATTTCCCCTGTCGCCGGATATTTCCCCTCAAAACTTTTTCTTGACTTCCGCTTGCCGCTCCTTCATACTTAAGACACACCGCAAGAACTTAACTAAAAAGAGGAGCCAAAATGGACACCATCGTTTTCCTCGGTGCTGGCCGGGTTGCCAAGCTCTCTGAGGTTCTGGAGTACCGGGCAGAGCTTGACCGCCAGATGGAGGCCCGTTTCCTGGAGACCTACGGGACTCCTAGCCCGGAAGCTCTGGAAGCTGCCGAGAAGGAAATGGAAGACTTCTTCTCCTGCCTGAGCTAGGTTCCTGCAAGACCTGAGAGGCCCCTGAAAGGGGGCCTCTTTTGCTATGCCTACAGAAGGCCCTGTAGTCAAAGCTAAGGGCCTGTTGCTGCCTGGTGGGTGTCTTCACCCCAGATGGCCTGTACGATTTGCCTAGGGCTTTCTGAGGGCCTTCCCCAAAAAGGGCATTTACTTCTACAGGAATCAGCGTGTGTGTCCTGGTAGAAGATGTGTATCCGGGTACGTTCTATTAGCCATTGCTGCGAAGTAGCAAAGCCATTCTTTCTGGTGCATTGCCATCTACCATTTACCATTGGTATCTATTGTTGTATCCTTCAGTGTTGTACATAGGTGGTGTGTATGTGCAGGTCAGAGAGTTGTGATGGAAGTTGTGCGTGTGTGGGTGAGACACGAGAGGAAAGAATGTGGGTAAGTTCGGACAGAGTTCTACAAGACATGAGAGCAGCACGAACTAAACCATTCACCATTCCATTCATCCATCTATTCTCTTCGTTCAGAAATAAAATGAAACAGAGAGTGACGAAGAAATAGTTACGCAAAGTTACCGAGAAAAAGTTACTCTTCGTCACGATAAAAAATCATGACGCTGGGTAATTAATTACTTTGCGTGAGCGGTAACAGAAAGTTAGGGGGGCACCCCCCTTGACAAAGGAAGATCGTTTGGGGCACCTCCTACAATATTTTGAAAGTCAACCTCAGAAAATTACTGGGCTGAACAATAATATTTTCTGAGACAACTTTGAAAATTATTAATGGTGCCTCACGTGCTGGTATATATATTTGGGAGAGCAACATTGGCCAAAACAAGACTCAAGATTGTTCCCAAGGCGAACATCAAACATGACGTCTTGATTGATGGCACTACTTCTTTGAAAGAGGAAAGAGCAGCAGTAAAGAAAGTAGTCCCTTATGTGAACACACAGACTGGTGTCTTTCACATTGGTAGAAACAATGGTAATCACACGGGCACGGGTAAGACTATGGGTGCCTCTATTGAAAAGTATGGGGAGCAAATAAAGGAATGCAACTTGGCTGGAATGTCTGCCAATAGAACAGCCAAACAACTTGATATCTCTATAGGTACGGTTACCAAGGTTTCTCAGGCTATGGGGTTGGTCTGGGATGGTCGTATCCCTGAGTACAACGCTATGGTTCTGAGAAGAGTCAATGAAGAAAGAAAGCAACGGATTAAGCATGACTTGCTAGCTGTTACGGAGAAGTTTGTCAGAAGGTTGATGGAGCCCACGTACACCCTGGTAGCTACCGGGGCTACCCGCATCATGGTGGAAGAGGTTCCGGTAGTTCCTGGTGGTGAGGCTAGGGACTTGTCTACAGCCGCTAGGAATCTCATGTTCGTGGTGGAGAGACTTGACGCCTATGAGCGTGAGAAGGAACGTAATGAGTCCTCCACCATTGATGACTGGTTGAAGGCCATGACCGGTGAGAACGATTGGAACTCTTATGGTCATGAACTGAACATGAAGAAGATTAAAGAAAGAGAAGAAGACGAGGAATTCTAACCAATGGAAGTTAGCCCCCTGATTGGTAAGGCTAGGACTGCTTACCATCTTTCTGATCGAAGGATTAATATCTGGGAAGGCTCAGTGTCTTCCGGGAAGACAGTCTCCAGTCTTCTTCGTTGGATTGACTTTGTGGTCAAGGCTGAACCAGGGCCACTCCTGATGGCTGGCAAGACAGAACGAACCTTGAAGCGCAACGTGATTGACCCCATCATGGAACTACTGGGGTCAGACCGTGTTAAGCTAAAAGTTGGTGCTGGTGAAGTTCACATCATGGGCAGGAAGATCTATGTCTGTGGTGCTAATGACGAACTAGCACAGGAGAAGATTCGTGGCCTCTCACTCCGTGGGGCCTATTGCGACGAATTGAGTACCTATCCCCAATCCTTTGCAACCATGCTTCTTTCTCGTCTACGTTTGGAAAACGCTAAGCTCTTTGCGACCACTAACCCGGACTCCATGATGCACTGGTTGTACACGGAGTTCCTTGAGAATGCATCTTTGTGGATCCAGGGAGATGGTTCCATAAAGGAGATCCCAGGCCAATTGGATCTGGCTAGGTTTTCCTTTCGTCTTGAAGACAACCCTTATCTTCCTGTTGATTACATCGATAGCATTAAACGTGAATACACCGGACTCTGGTACAAGAGATTCATTGAAGGTCTCTGGGTACTGGCAGAAGGTGCCATCTATGACATGTTTGACCCTGACATTCATGTGGTAGATGAGATACCAGGAGACATGGACTTCATCGCTGTTGGAGTCGACTACGGAACTGTTAACCCTTTTGACGCCGTAGCTCTAGGTCTCTCTGATGGAAAGATGTACGTGACATCAGAGTTCCGATACGACTCCAAGAAAGAAAAAAAGCAGAAGACAGACTCTGAGTATTTGCAGGACATAGTCAGTTGGCTGGGGGGTCCTAAGATTCAGAAGGACTATGGGAGCTTTTCTAATCCCCGCTTTGTATGTATCGACCCCTCAGCTAGGTCCTTCATTGTTGAATCCTTGATGGCTGGTATCTTTACTCCCACCAAGGCAAACAACTCTGTCATTGACGGTATTAGATGTGTGGCTTCACTGCTGGCTAATAAGCAACTCTTCATTCACAGCAGTTGTGAGCACTTGATTAAGGAATTGGCTACCTATTCATGGGACAACAACGCCGCTCTTAAAGGGCAGGACGTTCCACTTAAGATTCACGACCACGCTTGTGATGCTTTGCGCTATGCCATCTACACCACCCGTATGTTGTGGAAGTCACAAGTGGTTGACTACTCGTTCTACCAAACTGCTGCCTAACATCGGGAGGTAAAGCCATGTTCGCTCTGGTTGCAGCTATTCTGTTTTTCCTTCGTGCCCTAGGTGTCGATTCTGACAGTGTTGACCTGATGATCCTAGGCTTTGCCTTCTGGGCTCTGCACTTCTTTTGGAACCCCCTGCCCATGGGCACTGTCTTTGTCAGAAGGGATAACTGAGTGGCCCTACCTGAAGACGGCACGCCGTGGCCGCCCCCGTACATGTCTCCCGTATATCAGCAAATAGCTATATGGGACACGTGGTACGGAGGAGATCCCAATAGGCTGGTCACCCTGCCTTCCTTCGGGACACGTAGGGCAGAGCCACGGCAAGATACCTTTGACGATGAATTGTTTTCAACAGGTAAGATTCGTAACTTCTGGAATGAACCAGCAACACCAGGTCAGAACAACCTGAAAATACACGTGCCTGTAGCCGCAGATATTGCTATGTCATCTGCTGACATGCTGTTTGCGGAACCTCCGCAATACCTCTTTGAGGATGACCGGACCACAGAACACTTTGAGGAATTCAGGATTGAATCAGAGCTAGACACATGCTTGTTGTCTGCTGCTGAGACTGCCTCTGCTCTAACGGGTGCGTACCTGTATGTCACCTGGGACAAGACCATCTATAAAGACACCCCGTTTATTGCCACGGCTAGTCCGGATACTGTTGTTCCTGAGTTCAAATGGAGCAAGCTAGTAGCGGCTACCATCTGGCAGTGTCTTTCAGAGGATGATGAGAAGGACGTCTATGTACGTCTGCTCACTCGGTACGAACCAGGGTTCATCCTCAACGCTGTATATCTGGGTAAGAAGAAGAACCTAGGCAACAGGGTTCCTCTTTCGGCTTACTACCCGGACCTTCCCGAAGTAGAGAAGCTACCCAAGGATCTACTAGCCATTGACTATGTGCCCAACATGGCACCTTCCCGTATTTGGCGTAAGGATCCTCGGATAGCTCCCCTGGGACGTTCCGACTATTCGGGTGTGGAACAACTCTTCTCCGCTGTAGACGAAACCATGTCGTCATGGATGAGGGATATCCGTCTTGGTAAATCAAGAATTATGGTTCCCTCTTCCTACCTGCAAAGTGCGGGTAAGGGGCAAGGCTCCCAGTTCGACTATGAGCGTGAGGTTTACCAGCCCCTGAACATCATTGCTGACGAGAAGGAATCAATTACCTCTTCGCAGTTTGATATCAGGGTGGAGGAGCACGAAGCTTCCCTCAACGCCATGATTCGGCAGATCCTCCGTACCTCTGGGTTTTCTCCACAGACGTTCGGAGAAGGCATCAGCGCACTACCCACGGCTACCGAAGTCAATGCCCGCGTGCAACTGACGGAGGTAACCCGTGACAAGAAGATTCGTTATTGGCAGGACAGTCTAAGACAAATCATCTTCGCTCTGCTCACCATTGCCAATGAGATGTTCGGTGCCAAGGTAGTACCAGAGAAGCCAAAGGTTATCTTTCCTCCCTCGGTCAAAGAGAACCCAATGTCTCTGGCAACTGTGGTCAAGACCATTGAGGATGCCAAGGCAGCCTCTACGGAAACTAAGGTCCGGATGCTCCACCCAGAGTGGTCCGACGACATGGTTGATGAAGAGGTTCAGAAGATCCAGGACATGCAACCAGAGAAGGCTAGCCCCTTTGGCGCTACAAGCCCCTCAGAGCCACCAGGAGCCACCGGGGCACCCGTCCCTAGCTCTTCACCCCAGGACGGGACAACAGAGTCTTACGCTTAATCTCAGGCTTTCCTTGAGAACCCTAGAAGGGATTTAGTTAGGTATGGAAGACGACGACATCCTAGAGAATGACAACCCTGAGGTTGAGACAGACGAACCTGAAGTAGTAGAAGCTCCTAGAACAACTGCCAGACCTAAGCAACCAAAGACGACGGTTGCCAGTGACACAGATGGCGACATTAGCTATTGGAAGCGTGAGACAGCCTCTGCCCGTCGGGAGGCTCAGAAGCACCGTACGAACCTCAGGAATGCTGAGTCAGAACGTGATGCACACGCGACAAGAGCAGCCAAATATGATATGCTTCTAGAAAGTTTTGGGATCGAAGACGAAAACTCTTTTGACCCCAAGTCTTTTGCTGATGATTATGGGAAGATAGTTACTTCTCACCAGCACACGCGGCGCCAATATGAAGTTCACAAGCGCGCTTCTAAGGCTGGTGCCGACCCTGATTTGCTTCTTGACTCCAATTCATTCATGAACAAGGTTGTTGGCCTTGACCCTGATGACAAGAAGTTCGGAAGCTCTCTAGACTCTCTTATCAAAGAAGCTCTAGACAGTGGTCAGCATTTCACAGCAAAGCCAAAGTCTCCCGCTTCTTCTGCGGCTACCACAGAGGTACGCGGGTCCGATGGTGAAATGCTTATTACGGAAGACAAGCTAGCAACGATGTCCACAAAGGAAATCGTTGATGCTCAGAAAGCCGGTAAGCTTAAGCACCTAGGATTCTGATTTCAGGCCAGGAGCCAAATGACGAGACCCCGGGAGGGTCAATGTTTAATTACACGTTGACCCGAAAGGGAATCAGGCATGGCAGTAATCAACTTCCGCCCGGAAATTTGGGCGGCTAACCTCCTAGAGTCTCTGAAGAAAGACCACGTTCTTGCTTCAGTGGCTAACCGGAACTATGAAGGTCTAGTTCAGGCTGCCGGTCAATCTGTCCGCATCACTTCTATTTCACGTCCCACCGTGAACGACTACGCGGGGTCCGTGACTTATGAAGAACTGAACGATGCACAGCAAATCCTCTTCCTTGACCAAAAGAACTACTTTGCGTTCAAGGTTGACGACGTTGATAAGAAGCAAGCGGCCGGTGACTTCGTTCCCATGGCCATGCAAGAAGCTTCTTACGCAATGCGTGATGACGCTGACCTGTATCTAGCGTCTCTTTACACCCAGGCAGCAGCGGCCAACGTCATCAGCACTACCGCTGTGACGGATGGCGACAAGGCTTACACCATGCTGAAAGATCTAATGGTGAAGCTTGACCAGTCGAATGCATCGCGTGCGGTTCGTTGGGCTGTTGTCACTCCTTGGTTCCACGGACTTCTTCTAACTAATGACAAGTTCGTGGACTACTCGGCAT